GAAAGCCGCGACGGTGATGACGGCACCCTCCCGGGACATGACCGTATCGCCGCCGAGGATATTGACTTCATACGCCCGGCAAATATCCTTGATGCCTCGATAGAGTTCGACGACATCGTCGACGTCCATGGACGGGGTCAGGGCCGTCGACAAGACGACCTGGGTCGGCACGGCGCCCATGGCTGCAATATCGCTGAGATTGGACGCCACCGATTTAAAGCCGACATCGTACCAATAGGCCGTCTTGCCGATGATAAAGTGGCTGTCTTGGACCATCGTATCGATGACCGTCACCTGCTGCCAGCCCGGCGTCGTCCGGTAGACGGCACCGTCGTCACCGATGCCGATGACGACATTTTCCGGATGATACAAGGTATTTTCTTTGATAATATCGATTAAGCCGAATTCTCCGACATCTGAAATCTTCATGACAAAACCCCCAGGTCTCTATGCTTCATACGAAATGCCATGATCGTCACACCACGTCTTGGCAATCTTTTCAAATTCCATCTGCTGGAAGGTATACCAATACTGGACGAGACCCATGGCCCGCAGTTCCTGTTCAAGCTGGGCTAAGGACTTACCGGCCTCGATGGAGGCGGCAAAGGTTTCCCGCTGCTTGGCATCCTTCATCATGGGCACAAAGCCTTTGATCATTTCCGGCAGGTTCAAATCGGCCTGTGTCGGCAACTTGAGATAGTCGTCAGGATGAGCCGTCACATCATTATCGGCCGGTGCATTCCCGGGAATTTCAGTTACCAAGGTCAATTTGCCGTCCGTTTTATGTACATAGAATTTAAGGTACGGATTATTTAATTCAAAAGCTTTCAATAAGTCTTCCAGTTGAACTTTCATCGACTACACTTTCCTTTCATCACATACAATGTATTTACTTATTATAGCATGGATGGAACCTTGTCAAAAGGAAAAAAGATTCGTAAAAAAGCCATCAACAAAATGTTGATGGCTTTTAATGGTGAACTTACCGATACCACATGCGAACTTAACCGTAATGGTATCACAAGACTTCTTTACAGTCCGGATCCGGCGGGAAGCCGCATAAAAATAAAGGCCATAGCGAAACACTCGACTATGTTCTTTATTATATCATCAATATTCGATTTTATGCACTTGCATTGGAATTTTCTTTGGTATTCTCTTCCGTTGCTTTAGTCAACACGGTCTTCACTACATATACCAGCCCTTCCATGACAAGCGGGAGAACAATGCCATCACGGACGCGGCACCAGCCGGATTCCTGAGGGGCCTGAGCTTTTACCTTTTCAGAAAAGCCGTCTACAGCATTTTCAATGATTGGCAGCACCTGTTCCAGCAGTGTGTTGGTCACCTGGTTCTTTAAATCGTCAGTCACAACATCGACATTCAGCGCATCAACAATGTTGTCTCTTACATCAGTCCATTTGCTCATAATACTCTTCTCCTTTTCAGTTGTTTTCGTAGTCCGTTACGCCTCTGGCAATTGCCCTGGCAAAGTCATCCTGTTTTTCTGCCAGCAGTCGTTCATCTTCATCATTGGAGATAAAGGCCAGCTCAACAAGGACTGCCGGTGCATCGGTGTTGGTCAGTACATAGAGACCATTGACACCAGGCGTAGCCGTTTTAACACCGCGGTCTACAGTACCCAATGCGTCAACAATCTGATTCTGGATGCAGCCTGCCAGAGCATGACCGGCAGAGCTGCCTGCACATGCCCATGTTTCTGTACCGGTTGCGGCTTCTGCATCCGCGGCATTGCAGTGGATGGAGATGAAAAGATCTGCACCGCTGGCATTCGCTTGGTCACAGATTTCTTCCAGGTTGTCACACTGGAAGACGTTCGTCACGCCTACGCCGGCAGCCTTGAGATAGTGAGCGACAAGGTCACCTACTGCCAAAGCTACATCACATTCACGCAAACCAGTGTTGTCGTTCACGGCACCCGGGTCCGGGTTACCATTTGGCGCATGCCCAGGATTAATAAATACGTTCATTTGTTGTCACCTCCTTTCGGTGTAGAGCCTTTGATTGTGCCGCCGATGTATCCCAACAGGCCGGTCACAATACTCATGGCCAAATTATCGAGCCCATAAAAAATAGCCATTATCAAACTCGCAGAAAGAGCAATAATGACTAAAATGTTTTCGATATCAATTTTTTCAAATTGGAACAACGCTATCACCGCCTTATGAGTCTTCCGGAAGCTTATGATGCGGAAGGCTGACAAAGCGCTGATAGATGCCGCTTACAATACCGTTCCCTCCCAGGTTGCAATATGCAGCATACATGGAGCCCATGATTTCCACCGTATTAATCGGGGCATATCCTTTATCAAGGCATGTCTCCATCCCGGTAATAAGACGGTCGCGCAGCAGTGCTTGCACTCCCTTTACCAAAGCTTCATTTCGTACTTCCTTTTCGTTTTCCTGCTCTTTAATGCGCTT